CCATCGGCAACTCGGTTGGCACCCCCGGCACCACGCCCGCCACCTCGCTCGTGCTGCTGCAAGCCCAGCAGAAACTGAACGAGAACGCCGCTGTGATGAACCCGCGCTACGCGACGGTTAACCCCGCCGCCAACGCTGCGCTGGTCGAGGGCATGAAAGGCCTGTTCAACCCCACCGACACCGTTTCTAGGCAATTCAAGAACGGCATGATGGGCACGGGCGTTCTGGGTCTGGACGAGATCAACATGTCTCAGTCCATCAAGCAGTTCACCACCGGCTCGCGTGGCGCTACTGGCAACTCCACCTCGGCTGCTGTGACCACCGAAGGCGCGACTTCCATCGCCCTGACCGTGGCTTCTGCCGTCACCATCAAGGCCGGCGATGTGTTCACCGTGGCTGACTGCTACGCTGTGAACCCGCAGACCCGTGAGTCCACTGGTTCGCTGTTCCAGTTCGTTGCTCTGGCTGACGCCACTGCGGTTAGCACCGCCGTGACCGTCACCGTGGCGCCGATCTACTCGGCGGCTCACGCTCTGGCAACCGTTGACGCGCTGCCTGGTAACTCCAAGGCTGTCGTGTTCCTCGGTGCGGCGTCTACCCAGTACGCCCAGAACCTCGTGTACCACAAGGACGCCATCACCTTTGCCACCGCCGACCTTTTGCTCCCGCAGGGCGTCGATATGGCCTCGCGTGCTGTGCATAACGGCATCAGCCTGCGGGTTGTGCGCCAGTACGACATCAACAACGACCGGATGCCCTGCCGTATTGATGTCCTGTATGGCTACAGCACCATCCGTCCGCAGATGGCCTGCCGTCTCTGGGGCTAATCAGATGGGGGCTTCGGCCCCCGTTCGCTTACATTGAAAGGATTTGATCATGGCTCTTCCTAATGGTGCTGGTGGCTACCAAGTCGGCGCTGGCAATCGCAACGAAACCACTATGGGTTACAGCGCTGCTCCGCAGACTGCAACCTCGACCGCAACCCTGAGCGCTGCTCAAGTCGTGGGCGGTATGCTGTACGCCAACCCCTCAACCTCGGCTGCAACCTACACGCTGCCGACCGCTGCTCTGATCGACGCCGCGCTTCCCAACGCTACTGTTGGCAGCACGTTCGACCTGAGCGTCATCAACATCGGCACTTCGTCCGGCACTGTTACCCTAGCTACCGCCACGGGTATCACTGACGGCGGTAACGCCTTTGTTGCTGTTGCGGTCACCTCTAGCGCCCTTTTCCGGTTCCGCAAGACCGCTGAAGGCGCTTACACGGTCTACAAGATCGCCTGATAACCGGGGGCTTCGGCCCCCATTTGAAAGGATAGATCATGCCTAATACCAAGGCTGTAGGCGTCGCGTACAGCGACCCCGAGTTTGAGAGCGTGTCGGTTACCGGTGCTGTTGCTGCGGCTTCTGTTGCGGCCACGGGCAACGTCACTGCTGACAGTGGTGTGGCTGTTGTTGCTGGCGGCGCTTCGGCGTTTCTGGCGACTAGCACCGCAGGTCTGGGCATTTATGTTGGATCGGGTGCCCCCACGGTGTCGGCTGCTCAAGGCTCGCTGTACATCCGTACCGATGGTTCTTCGACCTCGACTCGTCTGTATGTGAATACGAACGGTTCGACGACTTGGACCAACGTTACGACCGCTGCTTGATTGATACCCACCATGCCGCTCATCTACCTTCGTCATCCCCGTCACGGGGTCAAAATTGCGTCTTTGGACATGGAGGCGGATTATGATGAGCAGCATGGCTGGGAGCGGTATACTCCGGGTGAAGAACCTGTGAACGAGTTGCGTAAGCGCAGCCGTCCTCGAAAGGAACCCGAACATGCCGACAACGGCGGGTGATCAGATCAATCGTGCCCTGCGCTTGCTGGGCGTTTTGGCCGAGGGCGAAACCCCCTCTGCTGCGGTGTCGCAGGATTCGCTCACCGCGCTGAATCAGATGGTGGAATCGTGGAACATCGAGCGTCTCTCGGTGTTCTCAACGCAGGACCAAGTGTTCACTTGGCCTACCAGCACCATCAGCCGCACGTTGGGTCCGACGGGTGATTTTGTCGGCAATCGACCTGTTTTGCTTGATGACGCGACGTACTTCCGCGATCCAAGCACCAATGTCAGTTTTGGCGTCAAGATCATCAACCAGCAGCAGTACAACGGGATCGCGGTCAAGACCGTGACCTCAACGTACCCGCAGGTGCTGTGGGTCAACATGACCTACCCCGACATTGAGATGTACATCTACCCGGTGCCCACGCGGTTGCTGGAGTGGCATTTCGTGTCAATCGAAGAACTGACCAACCCGGCAACGCTGGCGACCACGCTGGCCTTCCCGCCGGGCTATCTGCGAGCGTTTGCGTACAACCTGGCGATGGAAATTGCACCGGAGTTCGGTGTTGAGCCGTCGCCGCAGGTGCAGCGTATCGCCATGACCAGCAAGCGCAACCTGAAGCGCATCAACAACCCTGACGATGTGATGAGCCTGCCGTACTCGATCGTAGCGACGAGACAGCGCTACTCAATCTACGCGGGCAATTATTAATGTTGGCTAAAAGGGTGCAAGCCGTGTTTAGCTTTCAAGTACGCTGCGTGCGCTTCTTCTGGGGTGTCAAAAAGCCCCAGCCGAATTGTCTTGTAGTTGACTTTAATCTCGGCTTTCCAACGGTTGTTCTCTTTGTTGACGCCTGTAAAACCGGTTTTGTTGTCGCGGCGCTTTCGATTTTGCGCGTTTTGCGCGTTAGTCGCTTCTCGCAAATTGGCTATCCGGTTGTCTCCTCGGTCGCCGTTGATGTGATCAAGCTGTTCTTTCGGCCATTCTCCAGTAACATACAGCCACGCCAGTCGATGCGCGGTGTACAGTACGTCGTCCAATCTGATGGCTATGTACCCATGCCTCATGCGGCAGCCAGTTACATCTCCAGGGCGACAGCGCCTGCGCGCCATGTTCCACCGAAAGATGCCGGTTTCAGGGTCGTAGGATACAAGCGCCTTAAGGCGGTCCTGCGTGATAGTTTTGGTGTCCATGCCTTGTATAATATTAAACAAGGCTGGAAACGTCAACTACAATTTTCGGGTAGTGTGTGATGGCTAACGTCAAGATCTCCAACCTGCCAGCGGCAACATCCCCGGTTGCATCGACTGATGTCATTCCGGTGGTGCAGGGCGGCGTTACGAAGAAGGCTGCAATCAACCAGCTTGGTTTCCTCCAAGCCGGCACCGGCGCAGTCACGCGCACCGCCCAAGCCAAGATGCGCGATGCCGTGAGCGTCAAGGATTTTGGCGCTGTTGGTGATGGCGCAAACGAAACGAGTAAGGTGCAACTTGCTCTAAACTCTTTACCTGCTGATGGTGGCGACATCTTCATTCCACCAGGCGTCAAATTCAACATAAAAAGCCTGACGTTCCCGGCCAAATCGAACTTGATCTATCGGGCTGATGACGACTTATCTACCCCTGGGCCGGGGTCAGACATTGGCTCTGGGGAGTGGGTTAACTTTTCTGCAAATTCTAGTTACCCGGCAGACCCTACTGGCGGCGCTGTCAATGAATGGCGCTTCACCGCTCCATTTCACCCCGGCGTAGTGGCTGATGTCCGAAAGGATGTCACTGGCGCAAATTCTGGATTAGGGCCTAGTCAAAGTTTGACTGAGCCAGCCCGTGCCAGCTTTAACATCATGGACGAGCAAACAGATTCTGGTCGCTTGGTCTATGAGTATTACCTTAGCGGGTCTAATTTTTCATCATTGCAATTACACGCATGGCGTCGTGTAGTCACGCTAAATGGTATTGGCACTGCTCAATGGGTTAGCGTACCAACAGAAGGAACGCTGATTACTGGAACAACCAGCGGAGCAAAAGGCTTTGTACTGTCGGTGGCTGCTGGATCAACTACATTGCTTTGGTTCTCTGGCAAGTTTGTAGCCGGGGAAACCGTTAGCGATAACAACGAAACGACAAGCGCAACGATTACAAGCGCAACATTCGCCATCACGGCGTTCTCGCCAATAGCGCAAGGACTAAAGCGCGGAAATTGGGCTGTTGGATTGCCTGCTGATGCTGTGCGCGATATGTTTGTCGTGGGCGGAAAAATCAGTTCGCAACGCACGCGCGGCACATTCTATGAGGATGAAAGTGTCTTAAATCCGGGGTTTGTTTGGGTTGACTCGTATGAGAACGTACCGCCTAACGGGTTTGAGATTATTTACGACACAAGCGTCGCTGCTGCTTCTCGGCGTCTGTTGTTGACCAAGTACAACAGCACGACACCAATATCACAAATAGGTGGTCTTGCAGCTCACGCAACTTGTACAGATGGGTCTGGCACTCCGGCGGTTCGTGCTGGATCGTTCAACATTGCTAGCATCGTCAGAGGTGGATCGACTGGGCGGTATGACTTTACGTTTAGCAATGCTTTGCCGACCGCAAACTTTCGGATTTTGACTAGCGCACAGTTCAACGGATTCATTACTTGGGACGCAAAAGCGACCACTGGGTTTTCTGTTTTTGTCACCAACGCCTCTGGGGTGGCGCAATGGGCACCTTTTGATTTTGAGGTGGTCATTGTCGGCGGCGATATCTAACGCAATAACCCATGACCGACTTCCTCTACAAACTTCGCGGCTCCCTGTACTCCAAGACCAGCAACGCGGCCATCGTCGTCGCGGTGATTGGAGTGCTTGAGCAGTTGGCTCCTGGCCTGCTGGCAAGTGTCGTGCCTGCTGACTACAGCGGCTTGGCGCTGTCGGGCATCGGCGTGGCGTTCTGGCTCCTGCGCTGGGTCACCAGCAAACCTCTGGACGAGAAGTGAAAACACCCATCCTGGGCAGTTCTTATGTAGCTCGCAGCGTCAATGCTGCGGACAACAGAATGATCAACCTGTTCCCGGAAATTGTCCCGGAAGCAGGTAAAGAGCCTGCGTTCCTGCAGCGCTGCCCTGGCCTGCAGTTTGTCCGTGAGGTCGGCACCGGGCCGATCCGAGGGCTGTGGACGTTCAAGGGCTACGCCTACGTCGTCAGCGGCACGGAACTGTACAAGCTTGACTCGTCCTACAACATCACCTATCTGGGCGATGTCAGCGGTACAGGCCCGGTCAGCATGGCCGACAACGGCACCCAGTTGTTCATCGCCTGCCACGGGCCGAGCTACATCTACAACGCCGCCACCAACGCCTTCGCCCAGATCACCGACCCGGACTTCCCCGGCGCGGATGTAGTCGGTTTCCTAGACTCCTACTTTGTGTTCATCGAGCCGAACAGCCAGAAGGTCTGGGTCACGCAGTTGCTCGACGGTCTTTCCATCGACCCGCTGGACTTCGCCAGCGCCGAAGGTGCGCCGGACAATCTGACCAGCATGATCGTTGACCACCGCGAGGTATGGCTCTTTGGGTCTAACTCGGTCGAGGTATGGGTCAACGCTGGCCTGTCGGACTTTCCGCTGCAGCGAGTGCAGGGCGCGTTCAACGAGATTGGATGCCTCGCCACGCGCAGCGTCGCCAAACTGGACAACGGCATCTTCTGGCTTGGGTCGGACGCTCGCGGTAACGGCATCGTCTACCGCGCCGAGGGCTACACCGGCAAGCGCATCAGCACTCACGCCATTGAGTGGCAGATCCAGTCCTACGGCAACATTACCGACGCGATTGCCTACACCTACCAGCAGGACGGCCACAGCTTCTACGTCCTGTCGTTCCCGACCGCTGATAAGACATGGGTCTACGATGTCTCTACGGGCGCGTGGCATGAGCGTGCCGGGTTCACCGATGGGCAGTTCACCAGGCACCGCAGCAACTGCCAGATGAACTTCAACAACGAAATCTTCGTTGGTGACTACGAGAACAGCAATCTGTACACCTTCGACCCGACGGTGTACTCGGACAACGGTCAGATCCAGAAGTGGTTGCGCTCGTGGCGGGCGCTGCCCACCGGCCAGAACAACCTCAAGCGCACCGCGCACCACACGCTGCAACTCGACTGTGAGACGGGCGTGGGCTTGGCAGGCGTCTTTGGTGTGCTGCTCGCTGAGAGCGGCGACATTCTGACCACTGAGTCCGGCGAGGCGATTGATCTGGAAAGCTCCACTGACGCCGGCGTTGACCCTCGTGTGATGCTGCGCTGGAGTGACGATGGCGGTCACACCTGGAGCAACGAACACTGGGCACCGCTTGGAAAGGTGGGTGAGTACAGTCAGCGGGTGTTCTGGCGGCGTCTGGGCATGACGCTCAAGCTGCGCGACCGGGTGTACGAGGTCAGCGGTACGGACCCGGTGAAGATCGCCATCATGGGCGCAGAACTTATCCTGAGTCCGACCCGTGCCTAACATCCTTGAGATCATCCCGCAGCGGGTGTCGCTGATCGACTCGCGCACCGGGTTGATGTCGCGTGAGTGGTATCGGTTCTTCTACGAGTTGTTCACCAAGGTCGGCACGACTGACTTCTCCATCGAGGATCTTCAGTTAGGCCCGACTACCTCAGACTCTGCTGCCGATATTGCCGCCTCTGCACAGCAGGCTCAACTGCTGAGCCTGACGCAATCGCAGTTGGACGAACTGAGCAAGCAGGTTGAGGCGCTGGCACTAACCCCGCCCGTCACGCCGCATCTACGCAACCGCGCCTACGGTACGTTCTACGACACCACCACGCAAACGGCAGCGGCCATCAACACCGCTTACGGCTTGACGTTCAACTCGACAAACCTGTCGAACGGCGTCTATATCGGATCGCCCGCGTCTCGGATCTATGTAGAGCAAAGAGGCGTGTACGACCTGCAGTTCAGCGCTCAGTTGGACAACACCAGCGGCGGCAATCACCTGATCTTCATCTGGCTGCGTATCAACGGTGTCGATGTCGCCAACTCAGCCGGTCAAGTGCGGTTGAAGGGTACAGACGGCGAATTGGTAACGTCGTGGAACTACGTTGAACAGCTTAACGCTGGCGATTATTTTGAGTTGATGTGGTCTGTAAGCGATACTTCCGTGCAGATCCTGTCTCAAGCCGCAGCCGCCCCGGTTCCGGCGATTCCGTCTATTATTCTGACCGTGACTGACAACATCAGCGCATATCAGGACTGATCATGGCCGCTCTTACTCCCGTTCCCAAAATCCAATTCTTTACCGCCAACGGTGAGCCGCTGGTGGGCGGGAAGCTGTACAGCTACGCAGCGGGCACGACGACGCCGCTGGTGACGTACACCGACCAGGCTGGCACTTCGGCCAACACCAACCCGGTGATCCTCGACTCCCGAGGCGAGGCGTCGGTGTGGCTGGGCACTGGCCCGTACAAGCTGCGCCTGACCTCCGCGACCGATGTGGACATCTGGACGGTGGACGACATCTACAGCGAGGGATCGCAGTCGATGCAGGAGTTGCTGTCCTCGTCCGGCTCGTCTCTGGTGGGCTTTATTGCTGACGGTACAGGCGCTGCGTACCGCACGGTGCAGTCAAAGTTGCGGGATGTGGTGTCGGTGAAGGACTTCGGCGCTGTCGGTGACGGGGTGACGGATGATACGGCTGCGATTCAGGCAGCGATTAACGCCAGCGCCGGGTTCCGTAGCGTCTATTTCCCCTCTGGTACATACAAGGTCACGTCGCAAATCACGATTGCGAATGATCGCGTGATGCTGCACGGCGACGGCTCTGCGTCGAAAATACTATTCGTCCCCACCGCAAATGCAGTGTGCTTTTTGTTTGACAAAGGGTCAACGTCAAGCGTTCAAAACACAATCCGCGATCTTACGTTTTACTCAACGGACACAACCTACACGAAGACAGCAATCAAATTGGTGGATGTAAGTCAGTGCATTGTGGAAAACGTTAGGACTATTTCCCCGCACTGGTATGGAAATGGGTCTATTTTTCTGCATGTTCTTGGCCGTGATAGCACCACAGTAACAAGCGTTTCAGCATTCGCTGACAAGCCCATCCGCATCAGTCCCATCCCAGCACCGCATGTCGCAGCCGGTATCGGAATTGATCACTTTCACTTCAGTGATTGCTATCTGGGCAATACAGTTTCAGCAAACCCACTTATCACCATTGATGATGGTGTTTCCCTGACTCATACAACCTTTGACGGCTATCAAGCATGGGTCGGTGGGAATTATGGGTTGTATTGGAACGATACAACCTCAGCCGGCGTATCTATAGGGCTGCACATAGAAAACGCACGGTGGGAGCAGCCCTTTGCCACTGGCGGGTACATGCTCTACATCAACCGCACTGCAGCGTACTTAGAGCAGTTGAATTTCAGCAATTGCTATATCGGAGCGGCTAGCGTAAATGGGGCTTATTTACGCACTGTTCGGTATTTTGACGTTAACAATTTCGTGTACGGGGCGGCGCTTAGTGCCTTTGATGCGGACAGCACTTGCAGCTTTGGGCAAGTGTTTGTAACTGCTACTAATCCTATCGCAACCGTATCTATTTCTGCCCTAAGAACGTCGGGTAAATATCTGATTGGCGGAAATGTAACAGATTTGTTATCAAGCGTTCCAGCAGGTTCAAACCTAACTCAGTTGTGGAACCCGAGCAAGACCTTAGGCTTCAGCCAGTTGGAGCCAAAGGCTTTCACTGTGTCTGCTGGAGCAACAATCACGTTTGCTACAAACGCTTTGAGGAGTCTGGTGTTTATCTACGCAGACTCAGCGACAGTATCTGGGGTTTTGGCTTGTAACGGAACAGGAAATTCAACAAAAATTCTTGTGCAGAGTGATGCAGGATGGTTCGGCACATCGGCTGGCGCGGCGAACTACAACCTGTATCACAGCGGCGGGAACTACGTTTTGCAAAACAATACTGCGTCTAGCGCTACCTTCCACGCTGTGACCATGGGCACCGGCGAGCGCTGATTCCCACACCTTATGACCATGCTCAATAAACTCAAAGGCTCCCTGTAACCGCCCGCCTGCCTTCTAACACCAAGGATCTAATATGGCTGTTTCGGTAAAAGTACTCATTCCAGCAAAAACAGCGGAAGCGGTTCAAACAACTCAATACACGGCTGCGGGGGTCACTGCGATCATCGACAAGTTCACCGCGACGAACTACAGCGCTTCGGCGGCGACGATCAGCGTGAACCTGGTGACCGCTGCTGGCTCGGCAAGCAACGACAACTTGATCGTCAAGACCAAGACGCTGCAGGCCGGCGAGACCTACACCTTCCCGGAACTTGTCGGACAGGTGCTGTCACCAAGCGGATTCATCAGTACAATTGCAGGCACGGCGTCAGCGATCAACATCCGCGCCAGTGGACGCGAGGTTACCTGATGGATTTGCAGCTTGAGTCACTGATGCGGCAGAAGGTTGAAACTCTCCAGCAAGAGTTGGCCCAGATGCCGCAGTACGAACCAGTCACGCGCCATTACTTTCACGGTGGGATGTACTGCCGTGAGGTATTTCGGGACGCAGGCGTCTTGATCGTCGGCGCGGTCCACAAGAAAGAGCATTTTTATCTTATCGCCTCGGGCACTGTGATGATCACAGACGGCGACGGCCCCGCG